AGCCGGTTGTCCTTTCCATCTATAGGCCAGTATGCTCGCCAGTATGTGGCTAAGCCATCTAGATAGTACAAACAAATTTCTTCAGACCCCCTATTACGGCCGGGGGAATTTCACTCTTCCTTTCTTCCCTTTTAGAAACCCCTGCAAGGATACTCGGGGTAGCCCACGCACGTTTAAGTGAATGGCACCTGCCACTTTTCTCAGTACTGTGGAGATCAAAGTGACGAAAACTCCACAGGGCCGTTTACGACCATTCTGATGAGTACACTGTCATAAGTGGTGCAGTGACTCGAACTGGCATTCAACCACATGAATGGGTCTCCTCTAACCACTAGTCCAGTTCGTTACGCCTACGATTAGCGCCCATAAAATGCTTTATGGGACCTCTCGTCAAAAGTGGAGTAGGTGCCCGCACAACGCTTGCACTCCTCATCCCGGCAACCTATGTAATAGATCTCGCCGGATCTGATCTCGTTCCACTTCTCAGTTCTGGCGCTTGGAGCCCTCTTCACTCCTTGTGTGTCGTAATTCACCCACACTTCAAGAGGGGTTGCGTCACTATCCAGCCACTTTTCAAATTGCTGGTCTGTGAGGGTGAACGGCCATTCAACTGTGTCATCGGTCCAGTTTCTGCCAACGCTCAGCACTCTAGCGTCGCATTCTGCCGCTGTCTCATAGTCAGTCCTTAATTTTGTTCTGACCTCGTAGTAGGTGCCTTTCTTCACTCTCCCTACTCTGCCCCTGCGTTGTGTCCTAGAGGCCGGGCTTATGCCCATCTCAACCCCGGTTATTATGCCATCTATGTTGGCGTAGCCGAACTTCACACCTGTGTCAATCACTACGTCTAAGCCTGGTACATTGATACCACACTCGCTGATATCTGTTGAGATTATCAGTCTCCTCTCTTCGTCGGCGACGGCCGCCATCCCCGGTTCAAAAGTGTCCCTGCTCAGTAGCACTGGTGCGTACTCTTTCAAGTTAATCATCAGTGCCTGTGCCAATTTGGATTTTATAGATGACACGAAAATCATGACCCTATTCCCCGCAGCTAGCTCTTCTCGAGCCTTCGATTCTATGTCGTTGGATCCTATGACTTCTTCTCTTATGTCATAGTTACTGTTGGTGTTGGTCAGCCCGTCTAGGGTTGCGGAGAGCTCCACGATGCTGATTCCTTTTGCCTCTTGACCTCGCGCATATCTACGTAATAGCTTGGTTGACGGATCATCATAATGCGCTTCATCTATGATAATCATACCCACGTTCCTCAGAGCCCTGGCTTTTGTTATCAGCATTTTCAAAGCGGTCCTGTGGGCCGCTATCTGCACTTGGGCATGTTCATTACGTGCCGTGGAGTCTTTTATGTTCAAGCCAGTGTCCACCATCCTTGATAATGAGCTGTGTAGTTCTTTGCACACAACCCTCGTAGGTCCGGTCACAAGGATTCTCTTTCCTTTCAACGCTGTCAAGTTCTCCTGTATCAATTGTGGGATCATTTTCCAAGTTTTTCCTGCTCCAGGATGCAACGTTATACTCCTGTAGTTTGACCTGGTCTCCTGCGTTGGGGTGACATTCGAGAACTCAGTTGTTCCAGTTCTGTCCTTCACATACCTCCCTGCCAGTCCCAACAGGATTAATTGGTCTTCTCTTTGGGCCCAAATAGGTGACCCAGACTCTCCGGGTTCCGTTACTCCTTGCCAGCTTAGTATGTTCCCTAAGCTCTCGTAGTCGACCTTCACCCTGTAGCTCGTTCTCGTAGCGTCAGTTTCACAATTGATATACACCTCATCTCCTGGTGCCAGTATATCGACCTGTTGAGGCCCTCCATATGTGACGATGTCCTGGTGGATGTTTATGTAGTAAGGAAACACCTTTGCTTTCCCGTTAAGGACTGGCCTTCCCTTAGTTACATGAAAGGGGACATGTAGCACACCATTGTGCGCCGTCCCAATCCCCCTATCAGCCTCAAAGCCCAATACGTGGGTGCTAACTCTGTAAGTTCCATTCTTGAACTTTAGTCCAGCGTTCTTCTCAAAGTATCTCTCATTGTCATCTTCCTTCTCCATTTGGGCTATGCCCAACATGACAATTCCAATGAAGAGACCTACCGGTCCAGCCACCATAAATATGGCCACAAGGAACACACCCAAGATGGCTAACCTCGTTTGTTGGCTCAGTTCTTTGTACTTAGCCACTGTCTCCTTGGCTCTCAAGGCAGGGCGCGAACTCAGTTCTATGGGATACTCCGCCAATCCATTTGGCCTGAGGTATGTGACCTCAGTGCACAATCCCCAATCCAGGTTGTTTCTCAATTCCTGTATCTTCACATCCATAAAATCTCTTATGATCATAATGGGTGATAATCCATTTCCACCTGCTAATGGCATTGAGAGTGGCACTGTCCAGTCCCCTACTATTGCTATAATAGCAGTTATAGACTGCGTGACGAACCACTCCCCCATTATCAGTTTCTTCTGGTCCCAAAGACTTATTAGCATTAGTGCTGGTGGTCCTGCCATGTGGAATCCTGTGGCTGCGCTTGAGATAATGATAAACCAAGCTGCGCTTCTAGCTTCAGTTTTTTCCCATCTCATGGTCATGCGATCAACAATGTATGTTATAGCCAGGTACGGTGCGAATAGTCGGGTTGCCTGTGTCAATGCTGTTAGTAGAGTTATTGATAAAATTAGAGTGAAATAATCTACCAAGTGGATTAGGCCACTTGGTGATTTTATCCGAATTTCTTTGTCCATACTTTCTAGATTATTTTACTAGCATAGTCTGTGTTGTTAAGATATTGTAACCTGTTGTTCTTTTTTTGTATCGTTTTAGTAGGTAGTAAACAATTAACAAAAGCACAATACAC